TGAGTCCATTGACATTGATACCCTCTGATAGTATGCTGTAGTGAAATATAATAACCTTACGATTATTATCATTACCATACTGAGTAAGAGTATCAAAAAACTCTTCTCTACCTACCTTCTTACCATTGATGATAGCACCATACTTTGATGTGATATGTAAGACATCATAACCGTTATCATACAAATAGTCAAGTATAAATGTCCTTGATAACATACTGTTTAACACTCTGGTACTAGGACTAGCAACCAATACTTTCTGTCCATTGTCTCCGAATGAATCAAGAATGTCCATCAAGTTTTGTGCATCAACTTCGTGTGCATTCTCTTTGTTTCTCTCTGTCTTACACTCAAATGGAACTACTTTAGGCGGTAGTATAGCACCAGTATCAATAAGTTCCTGTGCTTTTACATTACATAATGTATGACCCCATATCTTAGTGTTGTTCATACCTCTTTCCCTAGATGCACCTCTACCCAACTTAGGTGTTGCTGTAAATGCAAATCTACGGTATGCAATGCCAAATGACATTCTAGCAACCGCTTCAAAAAAGTTCTTACTAGTACCATTGTGTGCTTCATCATAGTAGATAGTATCAACTTCTACATCAACTGCATCACATACTTTGTGAAGTGAATGATATGTTGTAAAGATTAGAATGTTCTTTGTGCTGTTGTTTACCCACTCGTTTAACTCGAACTGGTTTGTAGTAGAGAAATGATGTGTCTCTCCTGAGTGAACGTGTGCAATGTCAAGACCAAATCTTGAGTTCTGTTCTGTGATGAACTCTGTGAACTCTGCACATAACTGATTTGCTAGTAGTATGCGAGGTGCAACTACAACAATAGTTTGTGATCTAGGTAACTGAAATTGTTTGATAGCATCAGCAATCATAACATAAGTCTTACCACCACCTGTAGGAACAATGATCTGTCCGTATGGTATCTCTTGCATTGAATCAAATGCTCGCTGTTGATGTGATCTCAACTTCATAATAAAAATGACATACTGTCTCAATATTATTATTATACATTAAAAAAACCCCTTTTGCAAGGGGTTGTGACAGTATTTAAATTGGTCTAGTCTGGAATCATATTTCGACATATCCTTCTACAGGATTGAGTTTGGTTTTGTTCTGAACATTCAACTATGCAATCGAAATAGTCATTCCAGAGATCAGAGTTGTATGTTTCAGAAGTGAAGTTGTAATATTCTGGTGTCTGTTTATGATTCATCTTTAAACTCTTTAACTTTACTTCATAACAGAGAAGTTTGGGTTCATTGGTCTTTCTCCAACTCTGCTATTATTTATTGTGATACCAATACATTTCAGAGTTTTAGTAACAAGAATTAATGCCTAGATGCCATCATGTTTACAACATTCAACAGTACAACTCCACCCATTATCACTAACATATTGCATTATCTCTGCTCCTGTTGAAATGTTGTTGGTTATACATTCTCCTCTCTTATTATGATAACCTTGAACATCACAATCCCACCACGAAATACGAAAACAATCCATTAATATATGACCTCCCACATTGGGTCATCAGTAGGGTGTACCCAAAAGTTAATGCCTGTGTTGGGTTGATAAACGTGCCACATATCTAGTCTTTCATCACAATACATATACCCATCACGTTTTAAATGATAAGTAAACATTTCCTGTGCTTCTCTGTTGCCCTCTCTGGGTACAACTCTTAATCTGTGTGAATTCATTTAATAAGAATGATCGTCAGTTGAAAATACGTCATCAAAACAGACAGCGTAGGATAGTTCTTCTCTCCAATAAGAATAATATATTTTATGCCAGATCAAATCGAACTCCGACTCATTTAAATTTTTGAATAAACATTTGTCATTCAAATAAATGTGATACGTTGACTGTTTTGGTGTGTAGGTTATGTTTGGTTGTCTGTCGTTGTGTGTTTCGTAGTCTCCTGACATTAGAATAAATCCCTAAATGCGTCTGTGTTTGAACCTAATACAGATGATACCCAATCATCTTCCTGTTCTTGTATGCAATCATACAATGGTAGATTATCCAAATCCACCTCTTTGTTCTTTCCTTGACTCTTGTTCAATTTTTTCATAATCTCGTTTTGCCTTTTTGAGTTTGTGTATTTCCTCTTCAGTATAGAGGAAAGGGTCGTCCATAGATGCCTTAAGTGCCTTTTTAATGGATTTAATAACTCCAATAACAGGTACGCTTCTATTGATGTTAGGTGTAATCATAACTTATTTTCTCAAAGGTGTGGGGTCACGTTGTGACTCTTTGTTATTTGGCACAACATATAAGTTACCAGAGAATGTAATGCGAGGTTTATCATTCCTGTTGGGTGCAACCATGTGTGCATAGTGTGATGGAAATATCATGAAGTCGCCCTGTTTGACTTTTGGTATTACTATTGGAAATACTGGCATATCAAATGCCTGTGCCAAACCTGATTTCTTATATTTAGAATGACCATCATACCAGAATCGAAATCCAACGTCTCCATTGTCAGGAATGTCATAAAAATATACCATACTCAAGTTACAAAATGGTACGTCGTGTGTATGATACTCTTGAAAATGACCACGATTATATTTGTTTGCCCATGCGTCCTGTGGTATGACTTCAATATCTATTGTTGGTTTTAACTTGTCAATAGCATCATCTATATCCAAGCGTATGCACTCTAACCAATCATTCCAAGGCAATTTCATATTTGACTCTGATTGAAATGTAGTCATACAATCGCAATCCCAAGGACTTGCGGTGTATATACTATCATCATATACTTGCGAGTCAAATAATTTTTTTATTTGTTCTTGATATTCATTAGATATAGTTGAATGATAATACCACTGAGGGCAAAACATTTCAATAGTTCCACTCATAATTTATAGAGTTCATTTAGATGTAGTTTTTCAACACATGATCTTACATAGTCCATCTGTGTTTCGTATGTGTGTTTGTCAAGTGTTTTGTTCGCAAAGTATTGTTTCTGTAAACTTGCGACATATTTAATAAGTGCATTCTTTAGTAAGGTCTTTTCTTCCAGACCAAACATTGCTGAGTGGTAAAGGTATGACATTTTACTGAGGTTTAATTGCTTGTAGTTTTGCTGTTTCTATTTCGTCACTCTCATCAGCATAAGTGTGATGTGTGACTTCTCTTAATGTCTTGAGATATTCTAATACATGTTCTCTGATCTCCATGAGTTCATTGAAACAATCCTGGTTGTAAGCACATGCCCTTAGTTTATGGTCAGGTTTTAATACTGACTCTTGAAACAAAGTCAATGCTCTGTCGTATTTAATCTCAGGTGTCTCTTTACCTATCATTTTAGTATTGAGTGGTGTAATCTATGTCATAATCCACGTAAGCACAATCATCAAACATTTCTAAATCTTCTTCAGCATCTTTAATCATCTGCGTAAGTGTTGAATCGTCTTTTACTTTTGCTCGCTTTGTTTTTGCTTTGGTAGTCATAAGAGTCCTCTGAGAAAGATGATTTAGAGTTACGAGATCTTTTATCTCTGATTGATTTACCATAAGAGTAGTTGCCTTTTTCGCTTCCACCCCTTCTGAATGTTTTACCCATTGATCGTAAATAACTTACATTTTATATAGTAGATGTTTAGTTAAGGTTGTGTTCCTAACGATACATTCTTAGCATATGAAACAAGTTCAGATATATGATCTTCTTGTTGTTGCTGAACTGTATATGTTAGATCATCAAAGACATATCCGACACCTTTAAGGAAGTCAGATGTCTTTTCTACAACTTCCTTTAATCCTTCAGAATTAAATTCTTTAGTTGTATTAGTGCCATCATCATCAATGGCGGTCAATATAAAAGAGGGCATTGGTTTTTCCAAAATACCCTCTAATTATAGCATATTTTTAATGAGTGTCAAGTCTTAAGTGTCTGCAATTCTAGCAAAAACAACATTACTTTCTTGAAGATTACCATTTCCTTGAAGGTAACTACCACCTCCAATCGAACCTGAGGTAAATTTAACTTTATGTGTTGAAGTATTAGTTATATCGAGAAATGCCATTGTAGAACCATTTTGTGCTCGGTTATCTGCATGAGAGTTTGCTTGCGCTCTCGATCTATAACTCCAGTTGCTACCACTATCAGTGCTAAAATATGTGTAAAAATAATTATTATCGCTTGTTACAGGTCTGAATAGAATACTAGCATAAACCAACCAAAAACCTGTACTCGGAAAGGTAAAAACTGCTCCACTTAAAGACATTCCAGACCCATAATTTAAGTATCGTGTCCAAGTTGATATATCTGACGAGTCGGTTTTATTAGCATTTAAGTACCATTGATCTAGTGATAGAATCCCACTTGCAAATCCATTTATTGCAGTTACTTCATTACTTGAATTTATAGAGATAGCATCTGTACTAGCAGTTGGGTGTCTAAATGAACTTGCTTTAACCTGTCCATTGACGGTTATATTACCCGATACAGTTGGATTTCCTGTGATAGAACCGACATTCAGTTGTGACATTGTACCAATAAATTATATCTTCTGATATATTTATACGAAAGTAGTTATGAATGCGTATCCTATTAACCAAGCACACAATCCACCTAACACTTTATAGTATTTTCTGATAGGTGTGCCAAAGTATTGCTGTCCAATCATCAAACACTTATGTGCAGGGGATAGTAGATACCCTGAGTATTCTGTTGCTAAAAACCATACGAGATATTGCTGACCAAATATCAATACGAGTGCTGATGTCATTCCTGCATATTTACCAGATGAACCCATAATCCATGCTGCTATTGCTCCCACTATTGATACTGGTACAATCATAGTCGGGTCTGCTGACTTGAGATACACCATAACAGGTTCTTTTATCATACCTACAACACCACCTAATGCCAATACTATAGTTGCAATAATAGCAAAGTTACCATCAAGATATTTACCCCACCTCCAATCTTTACATAGGATACTATAATAACATGCCATACCTATGAACCAAGGGAAAAAGAATATAGCACCTGCCTTACCTACACACAATAAAAACCAGATCGTAGCAATAAAGGGTGCCCAACCTCGTAATGCCCTCTGCCAGTTGAAGTCTCGGATATTATCCATGTTAGGTATAACTGATCTAGGGTCAACTTTAGAAAATATATACCACCAAGTATATAATAAACAGATACACAATGGCACAAAAGTATAACCTAACATTTCTCTATAAGTTATACCCAATGCTGCCATAGGCAATATAATAGTCTTTTCTAATGGACTCCACCAATAATAATGATGTGTAGATAAGTAATCAATGATACCGAATGCACTTCTCTTCTTCTTATCAGGCGGTGCTATAGCATCTAACAATGGTGCTGACAATGCCACACGACCAGGTATAGGTAACACACCACCTAAAATAGAGGTGAGAATTATCATCACCCTGTTGTCTTTAATATATTTCTTTGCGAGTGAGTAAACATCATTTAATACATGATACTCTCTGATAAATCCACCTAAGATCATAATACCAAAGATGTAACCCATATAGAGTTCTTTCTTTGCTATTGATTCTAAAATATCAAACATAGTTAAAATTGATTACCATACGAAAGGAAGCATTTGTTGTTGATGTTCCTGTGTGTTTCATACCATTTGGAAATGTAACTAATCTGTTGGCAATAGATTCTATCTTAGTACCATCTTCAAAGAGTGTGTAACCATCACAGGTGTTCATATAATATATGGAAGTTTTGAGATAGTCTCTATCTTCTGCATCTAATACATCAATGTGCATACCATGTTCAACTAACTTATCAGTTCCCATGATAAGGTTTGCTTTGATCTTGATTATAGCACAGGGTTGTAACTTTTGCAAAATCGGGTATAAAAGTTTACAAGACTCGTCAGGTGTATGTCTTTCATAGAACATATGAGTCATCTGTAAGTTACGATGCTTATTGTGCTTTGTGTCATCTACAATCTTAGATGCGTTCCAAGGAAAATAACTGTCCAGTAATCCGTGATATATTGCTTCAAACTCCGAGAGTTTGATAAATCTATCTGATATTGCTATATCACTCATTTCTCTACCACTGCGATGTATATACCATTCCAGAAATCACTTGCATCTTCTGATGTCTCTGTAAGAATAGTTCTCTCCCAAATAATATTCTTATCTTTGGTGAACTCTTTTGTTTTGTCCATCACCCCTTCAAAGTTTGCATCATCAACTACCAGTATATAATCTTTATCAGCATACTTATGGATATGTTCTAAGTTTGGAACCATATTATGATCGTTGGCAGCATCATAAAATATAACACGAGGGGGATATTGAGGATTAAACTCAACTGCCTGTATAGGTTTAACTGAGAAACCAATAGAGCAATCAGTATTCATCCATTTCTCTGCATTCTTAATGAACTCATCAACTGGATTTGTTATATTCTCATATGGTTTATGCAAGTCTTTACGTTTAGGTTTTACTACCTCGTCTTGAAAGTCATCAATAGCGTATGCCTTGACCGCACTATTTCTGAACAAAGCAGCAAATACTGTGCTACCCATATAAGAACCTGCATCAACATATACAGTACCACGTTCTTGACATAAGTTGTTTAGTAAATGTCTGACTTTATTTGATGATAAACCTAAAACATCATATCCTGTTGGATTGAAGTTAGATTTGTTATCAACAGCAGCATCAATAGATCTTATTGCAAGATCAACAAGTGGATTCATTTCCTTTCGTTTTTGCTTCTTTAACCTAGATTCTAGCACAGATTCACAATAGTTGCAATCCCAACAATCGAACCTACAAGATTTTATTTTCTCTCGCCAGATATTTATAGGTGCTTCTGGCATCTCCACGTCGTCCATGTACTCACTAAATGTTGGTTGCATCATTTCATCATGATTTCCCCATCTTTCTATGATGTCCATAGATTCCTTCAATCTCATAGCATCTTCTCTGCCATGTAACTTGAACACATCAATACCTGCATCTAAAAATTCTTCCCAATCTTCTCTCCAAGGCGGTATGTTTGCTGCTTTTAGTTCACTGGCGGGGTCATATGAATCCCATTTAGAACATGACACACGACTTATGGTGCTATTGAAGTATTGAGGTTCGCTTCCTTCTCTTGTTGCATTATATTGATAATGTTCTGGCATAATAGGGCAACCACCCCAACAATGCTCATTTGCCAAGAGTGATAGCATTATGTCATTACCTTTACTGTGACAATATTTCTTTGCTTCTACAATGCGATCTAATAATGGTCTATCTCTCATCACATCACGATCTAAATTTATATAATGAAACCCTGCACTTGCAAGTGATACTACTTCATTTGGTTTAGATACTTCTCTGAGTATAGTATTCTTTATCTCTAACTCTGGATATTCCCGTTGTATCTGACCCGTAGAAACCCATGATGTATGAGGTATAGTTGCACATCTTACACCATTGTCATATAAAAATTTAAAGTTAGTAATAAAAGTTTCAAGATTCTTTTGATCTGGTCTTACCCATATATTATTGAAAGTTGCTGACAGGGGTATACCTGTCTCTTGCGAGATATATAATGAATTCTTTACTGCTCCCTGTGCATCATTGACACTACGAAACACGTCTCCCATTGCGTCTTGCATAAAGGGTGGCATTCTTGTAGTGAAATACAGGTCGTATATTAAGTTAGAATGTTTCTTTAGAAATGGTATTAAGTCACTATCAATGAACTCAGGACTGAGTTTCGGGTTGATCGGAAGACTGAAGACTCCTGTCCTTAAGGTTGTTAGTTGCATAATCTGATAAGACACCTGCTGTGTCAAATAGTTGTGGGGGTTTTCCTTCCATCATCTTCTCTACTCTGTCCTCTGCTGCTTCTTTAATACCTCCAATGGATTTATTAACTGCTGTTGAGTACATCATAGCAAGATCGGTAACTGCTGCTTGGTCTTCTGGTGCCATTTGCAGCAAGGACTCTAGGTTACCTGCTTGTATTCTACCAGTAGTTAGCAAATCTATCGCACTTTGTTTTCCCATACGAGCAATCCAATACTTATGCTCTTCTACATTTTCTAACTCTTTATCTTCTAATATTTTTACGATTTCTTCTGGATTTTCAGTCCCTGCCTTTTCCTTGATAATAGCAAAGAAACCATTGAGTTCCTCTTTACATTGGTGGATTTTATTTAACCATATTTGTTTATCGAGATACAGTAACTCTAGTTCATACTGTCTGTCAATCTTATGAAACTCATCTTTTTCTTTATCACGAGCAGCAGTAACTCTAGCAATGTCATTAAGACAACGCTTGAACTGTATAGTAGTTTTTTGCAATGCGTTAGTTCTACCCTGTATCTCCATCATTGCCTGACGTACTTGTCTGTATGGGGATACCTGTGAGTTTACAACAAAGTATTCGTTTTGAAATTTAGTTTGTCCGAAGTGTTGTTGTTCTGACCATGCCATCAACGCTTCATCAAACTTGTCTACATCATATTCACTTATATGTTTTAAATCTTCTAAAGTCTCTCTGATATGATAATCAGAACTTGTATCCGCCTGAGTAGTCGAACTTAACTTTTCGTTCGATGTTTCCTGTTTCTTCATTGGTTGTGCATCTTCCATATTCAAGACATTGTGCATTTGACATTGCAATGCTAAAGTAATCTTCAAGCATTACGTTCAAGTCACGAACACTCTTACATCCAGTTACAATCTGGATCATCTTTTGTTCTGCGACTGCAAGGTCATAGAGTTTTGTTTTAAACTCGTTTTGTTTATCAACTATTTTAGTCGCAAACTCTAGAGTTGTCAAGTCTCTGACCTCTGCTAACTTATGTATAAGTTTTGTCTCAAAGGAATTATCAGCAATATATGCGGTTGCCTCGCATATTTGATCTACCCATGTTGCTTCTTCAAGTGTAGAAAACTTAGTCAAGAGAACATTATGTCTGTGTTCAAACTCTTCTTGAATCGCTAGGGTTATCACATCTGTCATAAAAGGGATAACATAATCTGAGTATATTGTATCCTCTATAGTCTCTTTCTCTTTATTTGTAGTTCCTTCTTCATTTACACCATAGGTAGATCTCTGGAATCTGATCTCTCCCCAAAACTTATCTCCCATGATACCATTTTTACTGGGATACCTAAGATAAGTTATATGCTGTGGTATGTATTTAAAATATTCGTCTGCAAGATGATAGGATTCTAATCCTAAGTAAGTTCCAATACGGATACCCCACTCCCCTACCTGAGGATATTTCTCGACATCTAAGACGATGACGTCATTTGAAGTTGTGCTAATCATTAGTAGTTAGGAATTGCTGTACCATAATCGTAGTTGCCCTGTCCTGATACAGAACTAGAGGACGAACAGTGTGCTGATGACATACCACCATGTCCTGTTGGTGGTGCGTTTCCACCTAAGTTGTTGTAACTATCACTATTGTAGTTAACTTTGAATGTGTTATTGTTCTGTGAACCATTGTAGTTACCCAAGCAATAACCTTTTCTCATACCCATTTCAAAGTTTTCTTCACCCATATTACCAAAGTTAAGACCTCTAACCTGTATACCAGTAAGGTCACTACACTTCTGGTTACCGTTCTGGTTGTTATTACCTGTACCAACGTACATATGTCCTAACATACTAGGAAGTATTTTCTTCCAACCATCACCACCTGGTCCGTGTTCCCACGATACCCATGATTCTGTCTTGAAGAACTGACCTCTTCTAGTTCCTGATCTTTTGACCCAACCATAGAGTCTACCGTGTCCACCCCATGTAGGGTCATCGCCACCATCATCAAAATCTGGTGGGAAACCTGAGGTTCTCATAACTTCTGTTTTCAAGTTA